CAGCTGGCATATAGGAGGGTATAAACAATGGCAATGAATAGAGCACAATTTGCAAAAATGCTCGAGCCAGGACTAAACACCCTCTTTGGCCTCGAGTATGATCAATATCCACCAGAGTGGCAGGCAGTCTTTGAGACTAGCACTTCACAGAAGGCATTTGAAGAAGATGTCCTTTTGGAAGGCTTCGGCAATGCTCCTGTAAAATCTGAAGGTTCAGCAGTTTCTTATGACGCAGCAAGCCAGCAATGGACTGCTCGCTATCAGCATGAGACAATTGCACTTGCTTTCAGCATTACAGAAGAAGCTGAAGAAGATGGTCTTTATGGCTCAATCGCCTCTCGTTACACCAAAGCACTTGCCCGCTCAATGGCTTCGACCAAAGAGATCAAGGCTGCTAACGTATTGAACAATGCGTTCACAGGTTCAGGTGTAACTGGTGGTGATGGCGTCACGCTGTGTAATACTGCGCACCCGACTCGTTCTGGTGATCAGGCTAACACACTGACGACTGCTGCTGACCTTTCAGAGACTTCTCTGGAGCAAATCCTCATCAACATCGCTGACATGAAGGACGACCGTGGTCTCCGTATTGCAGCACAAGGTACAATGTTGGTTATTCCAACTGCGTACACTTTCGTTGCTGAGCGTCTGCTTGAGTCTCAGTTGCGTACTGCAACAGCAGATAACGACATCAACGCGATTCGTTCTGGTGGCTACCTGCCACAAGGCTATCACGTTATGCGTCGTCTGACTGATTCAGATGCATGGTTCGTCATGACTGACGTCCCTGACGGTCTGAAGCACTTCCAGCGTTCTCCATTGAAGAAAGGCATGGAAGGCGACTTTGAAACTGGGAATGTCCGCTACAAGGTGCGCGAGCGTTATTCGTTCGGCTTCACCGACTGGCGCGGTATCTTCGGTTCCGAAGGAGCATAATGATAAGGGGGAGCTTCGTGCTCCCCTTTTTATCCCTGACTGCTTCGGCAGACACTAGCCACGACAGGAGATGATGACATGGCTTTTACAACTTTCTCAGGACCAGTTCGGTCTGAGCGTGGTTTCACAGCGAAAGGTTCAAACTCAGTTGTTGAAATCACAGCAGAAACAACCCTCACATATAACGATCATGTTGGTCGTATCATTGAAGTAAATGATGCCGATGGTGCAGTTACACTGCCATCAATCACGACAGACACAATCGGTGCTGTTTACAAATTTTTTATCGGAACGACTGCTTCTGATCTTGACATCAAAACTGATGGCACAGATAAATTTGTAGGAAATTTGGTTCTGGCTGCAGCAGCAACTTCACAGGCTCGTGGCTTCGCTCCAGGAGCGACTAACGACGTGATCTCAATGAATGGCACTACAACAGGTGGCATCGCTGGTTCTTATTTAGAAGTCACAGCACTAGCGACAGCAGAGTACTTAGTCACGGGTGCGCTACTTGCTTCTGGAACTATTGCAACTCCATTTGCTGACGCATAAGGAGTAGGTCATGGCTGATATCGTAACTACAACTACGATAGCCGATAACCCTCGAGAGGCTGTGTTCTCTTTTCAATATCAGTATGTTGATACTGGTAATGAAAGTGCGGTCACTAAGATCGATGTATCGTCTTTAGAGACAAGCTCAAATGGCGATACATGCACAGGCGTTAGGATACTTGAATGCTGGTGGATCATTGAGGGCTTGACGGTTGAGGTGTTGGCTGACGCCACCACTGACGTAATCATCATGCACTTAGCAGAGAGCCAGCAGGGATATCACAACTTTGAAAAGTTCGGTGGCCTCCCATCAAGCTCCTCTTACGGAGCAAGCCCGACAGGTGATATAAAATTCACCACAACAGGTTCTGCTGCTGCCGGAGATGCTTATCAAGTGGTCCTAAGGGTGGCTAAAGAGTACTAAGGAGAGACGAATGGCTCAAGTATCATCAATCACAAGAGTTGGCACATCAGAGCCATTCGAACTCCAAGTTGCTCGTGGGCAAATAGCTTTCCATGAAACTGTGTTTAAATTTGGTTACAACGCTGATGTTGGAGACACTAAGGAAACCATCTGGGAACAGGGCGGTTTATATGTTTATCCCGCATCAACCACGGTAATGACCATATCAAGCAGTTCAACTGACGACACTGCTGCAGGAACTGGTGCAAGAACAGTAGAAATTTTTGGCCTAGATGCCGATTACAATGAAATAAACGAAGTTGTCACATTAAATGGGCAAACAGCAGTTAACACCACAAAATCTTATCTGCGTATAAATCGCGGCATTGTTCGCAGTGCAGGCAGTGGTGGCGCAAATGCTGGTGTAATCTACGCTGGTACAGGAACAGTAACTTCTGGAGTTCCTGCTAATATTTACCTAACCATAAATGGGGAGGGTGATAACCAAACATTGATGGCTATTTGGACAGTTCCCGCAGGATATACAGCCTTTCTTACAAAGATGGCTTTATCTACAGGTACATCAACTCAGACACCTGCTGTTCTGAATGCTAGTCTTGTTGCTAGGCCATATGGAGAAGTCTTTCAGATAAAGGAAAGATTTACCCTGACAGATGCCACGCACGAGCAGTTCTACACTTTTCCATTAAGATTTACAGAAAAAACAGACTTAGAGATGAGAGCATTTTCTTCTTCAGGGTCGGTTGATTTTAATGTGTCTGCGTCAATGGAGTTTGTTTACATAAAAAATGATGGAGCGACATAATGGCTACTTCAGGAACAGTCGTTTTCCGACCAGATGTTGAAGAAATCGTTACAGAGGCATTCGAAAGAGTTGGCATAGATGAGCAAACTCGAACAGGTTATCAGTCTCTCGCTGCAAGGAGAAGCTTAAATTTGCTTTTTAGCGAGTGGGCTAACAGAGGAATCAACTACTGGGCTGTCCAGAACAACACTTTGAGCCTAACATCAGGGACAACAACATACACTTTGCCTGTTGGAACCATAGATTTGATTGATGTTGTCGTGCGAGAAACAGTTGGCGGGACTACAAGCGACACAGTTGTTAATAGAATCAGCATAGAAGATTACAACCAGCTACCAAATAAAGCATCGACAGGAAGGCCAAGCCAATATATGCTTGATAAACAGTACACTCCTGTCGTTTATGTTTGGCAGGTGCCAGACAATGACAGCTACAGCCTCGTATATTGGTCCATAAACCAATTAGAGGACGTTACGGCAGGAAATCAAGATGCAGACATACCTTATCGCTGGTCTGATTGTATTTGCGCAGGGCTGGCTGCAAAATTGGCCTTGAAATTCCAGCCCGATAGGTTCCAACTCTTGAATGAAGTTTACGAACGAGCTTTTGATTTTGCGGCATCAACTGACAATGATGGTGTTTCAATGAGAATCAGACCAACAGGATTGAATCTTGGCTAGGGGTGCTAGACGCGCAAAAGGCAAGCGATCATACGCTATATCCGATCGCTCTGGCTTCAAAGTCCCATACAAGTCTCTGAAAACGACTTGGGATGGCTTGCGTGTTGAGCCAGAAGATTGGGAACCAAAACACCCACAACTTACTCCTGCCAAGAATGTAATTGATGCCACAGCTCTTTTCCAACCTAGGCCAGACAACGACCCTGAGAATGTTGATATTTTTTATGGTTATAATTATGATCCTTTTATAGATCCAAGGGAGAGGCCACCAGTAGGCATCCCAGGATTTTCAAGAATCGGTTTTGTTAACATAGAGGGATCAGAAGACGTAACTGGGGTCGCAGGGACTGGAGCTATAGGTTCTTTCTCTCTTGGCGTCATAGTTACAGGCGTAGCAGGCACAGGAGAAATAGGAACTGCAACTCCTAACACAGTGACAGAGCTTGATGTCACAGGCTTAGCAGGCACAGGTGCATTGGGTTCTGCTTATGCTAACCCAGACATATCTGGAGCTTCGGGAACAGGCGCGACGGGAACTGAAGTTGCCGAGTCTGAAATCACAGATACAAGTGTATCCGGCACAGGTGCCGTTGGAACTTCAACACCAGAGTCTGAAATCACAGAAACTGGCGTGGCAGGCACAGGTGCAGTAGGAACCGGAGTACCAGAATCAGAGTCAACACCATCAGGAGTAGCAGGCACAGGTGCTGTTGAAGGATTCGGAATATCTGGAAACGGTGTCCTTCAAGTATTAGTGACAGGTGTTGCTGGTGTCGGTGCAACAGGAACAACAGGCTCTGAAGTTGCTGAATCTGAAATAAGTGAAACAGGACTTGGTGGAACAGGTAACATTGGAGCTGTAAACATCCAAGTGGATTACGGATGGGGTGAAGGAACTTGGAGCGAAGACGTTTGGGGTGAATGATGAATTATACGACACTCGTTGCTAACATACAAAATTTTATGGAAGATGATTCAACAGAACTCCAAAACTCTATTGATCAAATCATCAGCCAAGCAGAAGATATGATATTTCAACGTCTTCCCAGCCTACCTTGCTTCAGACAAACAACATCAGCAACGATGGTTGTGGGAACAGCAGACTACACAGTTGCTGACGCCAGAATGATACGTCAAGTTTCTTTTACGAACTCTGGCAACGAGACTTATTTAGATCACAGGATTGATTCCTATCTTAGGGATTATTGGCCAAACTCCTCAACAACAGGAACGCCAAGAATATACGCAACTAAAAATGCAACAACTTCCGGCACAGTCATAACGATCGCGCCAACACCAGACTCTACATACAGCTACACAGTTGATTACATTGCACCAGAGACAGGTTTGTCTTCTGGCAATGCTAACTCTTGGATAGGTGATCATGCAGAGAATGTCCTTTTGTCTGCTTGTTTATATGAAACTTCTGCTTTCCTAAAAGCTGGAGAAACACTAAACTTGTATAAACAGCAGTTTGATGAGGCTGTCCAGCTATTCCAGCAAGAGATGGCTAGAAACTATAGTGCTGAGTATAACGGAGGCATATAATGGCTATCACTCAAGCAATGTGTACCAGTTTCAAGGAAGACTTGTTCCAGAAAGAACAGGATCTTGATTCTGATACTATCAAAATCGCTCTCTACACTTCTTCCGCATCTTTGGATGCAGCTACAACAGCTTACACCACATCAGGTGAAGTTGCGAGTGGTGGTGGATACACAACAGGGGGAGAGACTTTAACAGGAGCAACTATCGGCACATCAGGAACAACAGCTTATGTTGACTTTGATGATCCTGAATGGACTTCTGCTTCTTTCACTTGCGCAGGTGCTCTGATTTATAATGACACGACCGCAGGGAATCAGGCAATAGCAGTGCTTAACTTTGGTGGCGATTTCACAGTCACTTCTGGTACTTTCCGCATTGTTTTCCCTGCTGCTGGTGCCAATGCTATTATCAGAATTGACTAAGAGGTGATTACCCATGCCTAGTACTTATGTAAACAACCTCCGACTGGAGGAAATGGCAACTGGTGAGAAGTCTGGAACATGGGGCACTATCACCAACAGCAACCTAGAACTGGTTGGTGAAGCACTTGGTTATGGAACAGAAGCTCTAGCCAGTGATGCTGACGCAACGATAACTATGGCGGATGGTGCTTCTGATGGCATACGTTCGCTCTATGTTAAAATAACTTCTGGAGTTAGCTTAACTACCACAAGAACAATTACATTAGCTCCTAACACAGTGAGTAAAGTTTGGATCATTGAGAATGCCACCTCTGGTTCTCAATCAATAACTGTATCTCAAGGATCAGGTAGCAATGTAACTATTGGTAATGGCCAAGTAGCCATAGTCTATACAGATGGAGGTGGAGCTTCAGCAAATGTCGTTGATGCTTTGACTGATATAAATATCCCATCTTTGTACTTGGCAGGGACACAAGTAACATCAACAGCCGCAGAACTAAACATCCTTGATGGCGTCACTGCAACAACCGCAGAGCTGAATATCCTTGATGGCGTAACAGCAGACAGCACAGATCTGAACCGAACAGACATTACAACCGAAGGAACTGTCGAAGCATCCAAAGTTGTCACAGCTGATTCAAATGGCGATGTAAATTTTCCTGACAACGAAAAAGCCATCTTTGGTGCGGGGTCTGATTTACAGATTTATCATGATGGGTCTGCAAGTTACATCAGCGATCAAGGAACAGGCAACTTAAAACTTCTTGGTACAGATGTACAGATACGCAATGCGGCAGATAATAAAGCATTTATGTACATGACAGATGGTGGATCAATAACACTAAACTATAATGATTCACAGAAACTCGCCACAACCTCCACAGGCATTGACGTAACTGGTATAGCAGTCACAGACGGCCTCACCGTAGATGGCAAC